CTCCAAAGCAATCACCGAAGCCACAGGCAAAGCGCTCGAAGAAAGCCAGGGCCCGCAACAAGAAGGAGAGGGAACGTTTGAAAATGAGCCCCTCCAAGGGTCCAGTAATGTTACGGTCCAACAAGTACGGAACTGCGCACTACGAGCGTGGCATGAAGCAACCCACCGCCCTGCTCCGTTCCACAGGAAGGGTGCGTAACGAGTTGGAACTGTGCATAGCATTGCCTGGCAAGGGCACAGCCTGTCGGCTGCCAACTGAAGGGATGACGGACACTGCTATTGTCGGCCTCTCAGATCAGTTCGTGGTGAATTCCCCGGCCACTCCTTTCGGAACTTTCAATGCAGGGGATTTGCTGGTGGCACTGTACGGACAAATTGGAAGGTTCTTGGCAGTTTATAGCACCAATGCAGCAAGCACTGTGTACTCGCTGTATTTCCTTCAAAACACTCCCCTTGTGCCTGGAACAAGCTGGTCTTTTCCCCTAGCCATTGTTGCCGTTGGCGTGACTGCTCTCAACGAACCCTGGCCATTTGCTGGTGCCAGATTCGTGTCAGGCACACAAGTCCACGGCAACATACTGGCTGCAGGGCAAACGGCCAATCAAGCATTTATCTTCATGAACACAGGGGACTCGCTGACCATCTCCAGCCTCATTGGCACTATCACTGGTAATCAGTACTTCAATGTTTATTTCTACAATGGAGCCAGTGAACCGAACACACCTGTCGCCTCATTGGTCATCACATTGACCGCTGGCTCAGGCAGTGCCAGCTACGCCGCTACTCTGACAGGGTATTACTCTTTCAGCATGGTGGAGGTGAATGCCACTGGAGGCACATCACTTACATGTGTGATGACGGCAAACCTGACCGTTGCATCAGGCACTTGCTGGCACCACTACATGATTACAGATGTGGACGCAACTGCCAATGGGGACACCACCCTGGCATTATCCAGCCGCGTGAATGGTGCTTCTGTCTTGTGCACCAACACATCCGCCTGGAACAATAGGCAGGGTACGGTATTAGCCGCCCGGCTGAAAGGCAAGGAGTTCTACAACATGGTCCCCGCAGATCTGCAGGTCAACTACAAGTATAGCGGGGACGCAGCAAAAGGGGTGTACACATTCAAAGCATTCTCTGAAGAGGCGGCACATTTTGAAAATTCTGTTTCGGGTGAGAACTCGAACTTGATTTCTTTCAATCTGGCCTATGAAGACTATGTGCACTTCATGCAGATCTCCTGCCCTGGATACGCATCAAACCCGAATAGCTATACAGTGACCTATTCGGCAGTGATCGAATTCCAAACAGCCAACCAACGCTACCACACAAAGCCTTCCAGCCATAAAATGCAGGACCTGGCCGATGCAAGGGCACACATCAATTTGGTGCCCTACTGGTTCTACGAGAACCCCAGCCACATGGCTAGCCTCTACAACTTCATCAAAAGAGGGGCCCAGAAAGCCTACAACCATGTGAGCAACAATTCGGACACCTACACAGCCATCGCCAGGTTGTTAGCCACTCTTGCCTTGTAACATGTGTGAATTAGTTAGCTTGCCTTACTGATGCGCCGAGAGCGAAACACTCAGAAAGTCCTTGTCTCCTTCCTCTCCAGTCACCACGCTTGAGTGGGACCACACTGATGCCATAAGAGCTCAGGTGTTGACAAAAACATTCATATACCCCTGCACTCGGTCAACCGAGGCAGGAAATAAACAGCGTC